TGATGAGTTCAAGCTGCATACCGGCGAGCGGGCCCATGTCCTGCTCGGCCGCCTCGAGAACCTGACGATCCTGGAGGTACGCGTTCGCGCCCGGGGGCGGGAGATACTGGAGCTCAACGTCGGCCGAGTTCAAGAACAGGAGCGCATTGGCCGCGTTCGTGAAGCCCTGGCCGGTCTGGTCGGGGTCCTCGATGAACCACATGCCCTGGTTCTCCCAGTAGAACGCGCGGAAGCCGTCACGGTTGATCTTGCCGCCCGCCGTGGTGATGGCGTTCGGGTTCATCGTGACCTTCTCGGCCGGAATGCCGGGGGCCGCCGACGGCTGGTAGTTGATTCGCGTATACGACTCGAAAAGCGTCTCGATCGCATCCATGAGGGCGCCGTTCGAGAAGCACATATCGGGGCCGCCCATGCGCGACGCGACCGCGATAGTGCGGCGATGCGTCTTCATGAGCGCCAGCGTGAGCGAGCGCAGCGTACCCGAGTTACCCTGCACGGTCGACGCCCAGCCCGACTGGGTCGACTGGTTGATGTTGGCGTAGATGCCCGACGACGCCACGGCGCTCGAGAATCCAGTAAGGGTGTTAGCCGAGCCAGTGGCCGCGTACAGGTCGACGTTAACAACCTTGACCCACTTCTCAACACCGTCGCGAATGTTCATCGCAACCGCATCGGTCAGCGGGTTAATGTCCGAACCGAGACCAGCCGAAGCGCCACCGCGCCACAGCAGATCGTCCGTCACCTTGACCGGGGCAGCATACGAACCGAAACCGAGCTGAGTCGGCACCGGGACGTCGCTCGCCGCGGTACGAAGCGAGCCGCCATCCATGTTGACAGCGCCAGCGTCCTGGCCGGTGAACTTCACGTCCCAGGTGATGAACTGCCCGGTATTCGACCGACGAAGGGCGCCGGCCTGGCTGAGAACGCGCAGGGTCACGGCCTTGCGCTGAACCTGACCAACCATCTTCCGATAGATCGTGGACGGCATCGCCGTCGACATATCGGCAATCGAGTAAATCGCCATTTCTAGTTACCTTTTCGAATTACGAAATCGCTATTGGGCTACTTGCGAGGAAGCGGAGCGGCCAGCTTTGAGGCGTCTTCGGCGAGAATCTGAGCGGCTTCGGGGCGCTGTTCGGCAATGCCCTCAGCAATGGCCATAAGCGGGTTATTCCGCGCCGGATGTTGCTGCTGGGCCTGCTGACCATTGCCCTGACGAATCGGCTGTCCGAACTGACGAGCACCGCCGACTGGGGGCAGTTGGCCCGCCTTCGACGACTGCACGAAGTGCTTATACGGACCAGCGAACAGTGCGTCGATGCCCTCGTCGAGTGCCTTATAGTCGTCGAAGCCCTGATCGTTGAACTTCACGGCCAATCGACCTTCGTGTTCGACAAACTGCTTTTTGACGTCGAACAGCGAATCCATAAGGAGACCGACGGCGGGGTTGTCCGCGCCGAGCTTGGCCGAAAGCTTCTGCTGGACCTCGGCACGATGCCGAGCGTCACGCGTAGCCGATTCCGCCCTGGTGCGCGCCTCTCGCTCTGCCGCGATAGCCTTGTTCATGCTTTCGAGCTGAGCCTGTAGCGACTTCATGGTGACTTTTCCGTCGCCGGCGTCATTGCCGACAGCGGTGGGAGCAGCCGAGTCATCGCCGCCCGTGACAACCATCTTCTCAAGCTGAGATTCGACGGCCTTTCCAAAGAAATCGCCTTCAGTAAGCGACTTTTGGATCATCCGCGGAACGGCCTCTTTGAAGATGCCCATCACGGTCTTTTGAATCATCTGCTGCAACTGTTCCTCGGTAACGCCCGAGGGAGCGGTTGACGGCTTGACGGTGCCATCGCCCGAGTTGTCCGACATGAGACTCCATTGTTTGCTAGACCCACGCTGGACAAGCGCGGGCTGATTACCGACCTCTTACGCGGGCCGGATTACGTGATTACTAAAGCTTGCTGACGTAAATCTTTTCGCCCTTCTTACCGAGCTTATATTTTCCGCCGCGAGGTCCGACTCCAGAAGCGCCGCCGCTGGTTACCGAGGATACATTCTTGTCAAACGCTTCCTGCATACGGGACGCGGTTTCATGCTCACCGCGAGACTTTGCAGCATCGATCATCCCGCGCAAGCCATGCGGCGAGAGAGAGCCGTCCTTTAGTTTTCCGAGGAGCATTGCCACGTGGGTTTTTCTGTCGATCATCTTATTCTGGCCCTTCCCGGCCTTTGTATTTGCTACGCCGCAGCGTCTTTGGGACGATCCAAATAACCGGCCGCCTCAAGTCCCTTGCGCCAACTTGGTCGCATCGACGAAACGCGACAAACACAATTCGGATGCGCCGGATTGTGCAGAACTCGACGCAGTCTCTTGCCGCTCTTGATCGTCCAGTAACCGTCTTCGGGGCGTTCGGTACCATGAAGCGGAATGCAGGTCGGGCAGATGAACGAGCCGATATGCAACCAAACGTCTTTCAGTCCCGGGACCTGCTTCTTGGCCTCTTGCAGTCCCTTGTGATGCGCGGCTCCGTAAGCCTGACTGACTTCGGTGCGAACCAAGCGGTCGGCATTGTTCCGGCCGACGGTTCCCAGCGGTCCCTGCATGCCGGCAATGCGCTTGGCCATGTCGTCGGTTGTGGCTCCGGTACGCAGGCCCAAGATCAACTCGCGTCTAATGCCGTTCAGCAGATCCTGCCCGTAACGGTTAACCGAAGTTTCGAAGTGGTCAGCTAACAACTGCTGCGGCGGGTCGTGCAGGACTTCATACGCATTGACGTCGACCGTAATCGCTTGTTCCTCGAATGCTCGAGACAGGCGCTTGATCTCTTCGACGATGTGACCGCTGGCGAGTTCGGCGGCGTCTTTCTGCGCATTGCCAAACAGCGTATCGCCCTTGTGCTCAAGCTCCGCAATGACCGATTGCGTCTCGCCTAACAGTTGCCGCAGTACCGAGACGTCTACAATGCGGTCAGCGGGCAGGCTTGCGATTCGACCGCGCAGGCGATCTTGAAGGTCGGCAAGAATCCGCGCGAAGTCGCTGGCGCTGCCGATCTCTAGCTTCTGGACCTCGAACGAATTGCGTTTTAGGACCGAGACAAAGTTACGCGCCACGGCATCGACGCCCGTGGAACTTCTTCGCCACCATCCGCATCACCGATCCACACGCCTTGCACTCGTATGGCAACTCTGCCGCTAGATGCGCCGGCAATGGCAACTTAGCCGCAGCCTCTTCGATGAGACGCTGGCGCTTGGTCTCGGTCATTACACGCGACCGGGGACAATCAGTCGCGACGCCGCTTCCTGGGCCGTGTTCACCGTCGGATTGTTGATCGCGTTGATCAGCGTCCCGATCAGGTTCAACGAATGCGATTTGTGCATCTTGCACGCCTGTGCCGCCATCACGAACGCCTGCGCGAATGCGATCATGGCCGACTGCGGAGACTCAGACTGCATGCGCTTCAGCAATGAGTCGGCAAGCTTCTGGCCTTCGACGACGTGGGTATTGGTGAAGAACTCGTGCATGCTGTCCCCCGTTAGCCCATCGCCGCGATCTGAAACGAGCCAGCGGTTCCGAGCTGGAGCACGTACACTTTGGCGTCCTGCTTCGACACCTTGACGTACTCAACCGCATTGGCCGGCAACATGATCATATTCGTGAGCCCGGTGTAACTCGCGCTCTGTCCAGCGGCGTCGAACGCATAGAACGCGCCCTGAGCACCAGCACACACGCGCACGATGGACGACCCGTTCGCGGTGGACGCAGCGGCCGGCATCGCCAATTCCTGAACCGAGCTAGAAAGCGTGCACGAGCTGATGTTGGCCGCTAGACCAGCAGGGCGAAGGCCAGCCGGATGCGCCAGCGTTTTCGCGTTGTCGTCCCTGAAAAGCGAGCTGGCCATTAGTTATTGTCCATACGTTGATTTGCTGTTTTCGTTCTTGTCGCCAAGCGGAGACGGGGCGACGATCTTGTTGAACGCCTGCTTAGGACCGCCGCCAATCGGGGCGCCAACGGCCGGCGTGGGATTACCGTCCTCGCCGACCACTTGCGGAATCTCAGGCGGCGCCATCTTCGCCTCTTCTTCCATCTCGTAGGCGTCGCGCGTCTCTTGCTGGATCTTGTCCTTGGTGTTCTCGCTGACGAAGTCGAGAAGGCGACCAACCGTCTTGAGCTCAAGCTCCTGGCGCGCGGTCATAGACTTCAGGCTCAGCGTTTGCGCAAGGGCCGCGATCTGGATCTCTTCGTCCAGCGACGACGTGTTGAACTTGTCGTAGCCGTCCAGCTCCCATTCGGTGTCGTCGCCGTAGATCTCGCTCAGCAGGGACAACGTACGAAGCATCGCCTCAGAGACATACCCGCCGTATGCCGCCAGGATGATTTCGCTGGCCTTGCGGTCCTCGATCTTGCTGGCACCGCTGCGAGCGATGGCGCCGATGGCCTTGGAGTCGACCGCGAGCGCCATCTGGTGGACAATGCGGTAGATCTCGTCACGCTGATCGGACAATTGCTTGGCGATGAATTCGAGCGGACCAATGTCAGGCGACTTCCAGCCGAAGTCTTCTTCACCACCGGCAACGGCGTCAGCCGCCTTCAGGTTGACGAGATAGCCCTCTCCGACCGTCATACTGCGCTTGGTCGGGTCGTTCGTCTTCAGATACGCCTGGACGATGCACGCCATCAGCTGAGCGTTCGTCAGCCGGTTCTGCTTATTGAAGATGTCCAGGCACGGCATCGCCAGCTTGTCGGCGATCCAAAGCCCTTCGGGAACCTCAAGCATGACGAACGGGACCTTGCCAAGCCCGTGTTCGCCTTCGCCCGTGACTACGAGTTCGTCGTCTTCGTAGTAACCGTCATTGATCTTATTACCGGACTTGTCGGCGTTATCCTTGTTGCCATTGGCCGCGAACATATCGCCGCGCTTGACAGTGAACGTCTGCCAGTCATCGCGGTCGATGTACGTATACGTCTGAACCATCTGGCGGTCGCCGGGAAACTCGCGATACATCTGCCGAGTTCCCAGTACAACCCATTCCAGTTCGCCCTTGGCGTCGCGCTCCCAGTCGTAGATCTGCTCGGCCGGGTACGGCGTAAGGATGACCTCGCCGTCGTCGTCCTGTTCGCCAATGGCGTCGTCGCGACCAATCAGCCAGCCGGCACGACGGCAAATGAGCACATCGAGAAAGACGTCGCGCACGAAGTCAGTAAAGCACTTGCCGCTACCGTTAGCCGACGCATAGAACGGTTTCCACCAGTCGGGATAATCGCTATCGTCGGCCGGCCGGATAACCGGGTCTTCGCTGAACAGCCAATGACGGTGATAGTCTAGAATCGCGCTTAGGTAGTTGATATAATACGCGCGATTCCAAAGCTGGTAATATACCGGGTCCGGCTCGGCCTCGAGTTGCCAGAGGAAACGGCGGTTACGTTGTCCGGCGAATGCTTGCGGCGTGAGCGCATTGGCCGTCTGCGTCTGCATCGTCTCGGCGATGCGGGTATTGATGAGCTGCCCCGCCGAACGGAGCATGTCGTCGCCGCCACGATACAGCAGGCGATAGTCGCTCCACTTGACTTCCCAGCGAACGCGCTCGGGATGGCGCTTGGTCAGCGCCTCTAAGGTAACGCCGTCGATCATTGGCCCATGCGCGTCGAGGCGTCGCCGTTGCCGTTCATGCCGCGCGCCTTGTCGACGTAGTCGTACAGCTTCAACTCCATGGCCCCGTATCGCAAACAGTCCATGGCATGGTCATCCTGGTTGGGCGCTGGTTCTTCGAGAAAGCCGGTTTGCTCGCGATTCGGCTTCCACTGGTAGTTGCGAATCTCGCGGATCGTGTTGACGCAGTTCTTGAAGATGCGCAGTCCTGGCTTGCGCGTGCGATCGTCAACATGGATGGCCGAGGCGACGCGGCGGATGCCGGTGTAGACCTGCTTATTGGCCGCGCGAATCGGCACGCCGTTGTTACGCAAGTCAAACAGTGCGCCCGCGTCTTCTGGGTCGCCGAAAAACTCACGCACGCCAAGGTCACGGCTAACGCGCTGGCACTCACCTAGCCAAGTGCGCGATGAACCGCTAATCGGCCTAATGCCGGGGGCGTACATTTCCTCGAGCACGACCCAGTTGCGGTCGCCGAGTTCGCCGATGGTCAGCATGCAGCCGTTGGCGACATGGCCAAAATCAATCACGCTGATTACGCGGTTGAAACACTCACGAAGCGGACGATTGCCAAGGCCGAATTCGAAACGAAACCGCTGTTCGTCGGTAACGTGGATCTCGTCGCGGAACTCTTCGTAGATTGCGCCGCCGAACGAATCCCACGACGCTTCCCAGTCGCGCTTAAACCATGCGGCCGGCTGCGTGGCGCGGGCGTGGTCGACTTCTTCGCGAGGGATGTACGGATTGTCTTCGGTGCGCCACCAAAACGACGCTACATGCGGGTCAATGCCGACCTTGCTGACGACTTCCTGATAGACCCAATTGTTTCGACCGCCGAGCGGCGAGCTCGCAAAGATGCACCACCCCCCGGTGTCTGCGAGGCGGCCACGGATATTGGGCCACGTACCAGCTTTGCACCGGCATGCTTCGTCGACGAGGGCGCCATTGACGCTGGCGCCGACGAGCAAATCAGGCCGCTCGGCGGTCTTAAGCTCAATCAGGATATCGGGACGCAACCAAATCGCGTCCTCGTAAATGCGCTCGATCAGTTCAGGCGGGCAGAACTGCGTAACGTAGCGATGGACGTGGACCGTATGCTGCGAGGTCGGCGCTACTGCCCAGTAAAGAAGCCGAGGCTGGCGACGGCGCCCAGTGCCCGACGGCGTCTTTCCCTTGCCGGCTGCCAAGTCTTGATAGATGCGACGAAGCATCTTGACCGTGGCACCCATCGTCTTGCCGCCGCGGATACCAGCGGCAACAACCTCGAACCGGGAATCGCTATTGATAAAGGCGAGCTGTTTGGCGTGCGGCTTGAACCCGCCTGCAATGGTTACATTCATTCTGATTCGGGCGCATATGGAGGAACCAGGACGTTGATTTGCGTGTCCCTTACCGTTTCGCCGTCGTGATCCATTACGGCGGGCTTGCCGGCCCCGTATTCCAGGACCAGTTTACCGGCCGCGATACGGTCGGCCGTTCGCTCCTCGGCACTGCGAGCGATGGCCACCATAATCTCGATCATTTCCTTGCAGTGGACGCCCGCATACGCACGCGTCGTCACCGCTGACCGAGCTCGGCCGCGCTTTGGTTCGTTGCCGGTCATTTCATCACCGGCCTCTGACCCGGTCGCCTATTGTCTATTCAATGATTCGGAGCGCCATGAGCAGCAGCCACACGCAATCACTCGCGCTCAAGTTCCACCGCACTACCTGAACCGTCTCGCTTACGGATTTGAACACCGATCGCATTGGTCACTCATCGCCAGCGCACCGCAATCACAAACCGTCCCGCCCAACTTCCGCCACAGCGCCCGGATATCGTATTCGACGACTTGGATATTCCAGAGTTCG